CCGTCCTTTGCATAGAATATATGTTGTTGATCGTATTCCATGCTTTGTGTTTTAGTCTCGTTCTACCTTAAATATAAAGTTATGATCTCGTATCTCATAGCTCACACCATCATCTTCGGGTACTTTAATTAGAAGTCTGTAATATCTTTCGGGTTGAAAGCTGTCTAGGTGTAGTCTAAAGTATGATCCTTTGTTGTTAGATGCAAGGTATGTGTATTCTGAGAATGGAATTACCGATTCGTCAGATCCCGCATAATATACAGCGTATTGTGATCCGGTTGGTAGCCTATATGCGTCAAGGAATAAAGATGCTGTTTGATATGCTAATGCTGGATATCTGTATCGTGGGTTGAAGGTAAATTTAGGTCTAGATTTTTCTTTATAAGATTCTCGCAAGTTTGTGCAAACTAAATTATAATCCTCTTCTGTGTCTAGGACATCTAACGATCCAGTATTGGTTTGGTAATTAGATTCATCGTATTTTGCTTCGAGTACTGGAGAGTATATTGTATGAGTCTCTCTACTGTAAAAGCTTAGATTCTTAAAACTAGCTAGTGACTTTTCGTCGACGTCAGTCTTCTTTATAATGAATCCGTTGAAATCAACAGAACCGCTTTGCACTTTACGTATGATGTCAGTAACATCCATATCGATATCAGTGGATTGGTAGCTGTAAGATTCAGAAGCTTCGCAGGATGTGTACCAAGTTGCACCTCCTGGATTAAGTGTAAATGATCCGGTTGAGTTAAGGGCGTAGGATCCCGTTTTCCATGAAGTTTCTGGACTAGTTAATCCATCTCTATAATACCAACTACAACCCTCTGTTGATGCTGGAACCGTTCCTTTTTTGCCTATACCCATATTCCAAGATTGGGACACAGGAAAGGCTTGTAGTGAATAAGCTAGAGGAATTTCGGAGGCATCTGTGGCGTATAGTTTCAAGCCAAAGTCGAATAGATTTGGATCATACCCTAAATCCACAATACTTTTTGATACATTAGTGTAATCAAAATCGATCATGATTCTTGAGTTGAAGCTAGAAGTCTCTGCTCCGCCAGTCGATCCAGTAGCTGTTGTCTTTGTTATCTCCAATATTTGATCCATTCCAGTGTTTGTAGCTGGAGCGCTCTCATATATTGTTGTGTCTTTCTTTGGGTAGAATCTTAAAATCATATCAATAGTTTACTACTCGTCCTTTTATATCTTTAGATGGATATTTTACTTCAAAAATCATTGGATCTAAGCTTGGGTATAATATTCCGTTTCTTGTTGCCTCTTTTATGCCATATGTAATGTTACTGTATCCTGCACTGGAATCGTTGAGGTTGTTTATTGTAACGCTTGTCACAGTTTGTACGCCTGGCTGCTGAAGAAGTAGATTGTAAATATCACTATACTGTATAGGTTGACTTATCTGCCATTTATCTATAGCAAAGAAGTCTTCTACAGCATTAACACATGCAAGTAGTACTTCGTTTGCATTACGATCTCGCAGAGGTATAATGTCAAAACTCACTTGAATGTTCACAATAAATGCATCACGTAAATTGATACTATCTGTCAGCATTCTGTATTGAGATATATAAGTTTTGAGATTTTCTTTTACTGCTTGATTTGTCGTTGTTATATTTTTGTTAGCATCATATCCTAAAAGGTACATGTTCATAGCTAGTGGATTTGATACTGTGTCATTTACATCGCTAGTCAATAGATTGTTTTGCTCGTCTGGTGTAATAAAAACCTTGACTACACTTCCAAACTTAGGTGGCATTGCCAATGCTCTAATCATATAATCATCTCTAGTTACTGCTCTGTTTTGTGTGGCAAGTTGTTTGAGTGCATTCTGTCTAACCTCTTCTAGAGTTTCTTGCGATCTTCCACCGATGGCGGGTTTAGGGTTGTTACAAGCTATTGAGTTGAGTACTGTTGAATTTAATATTCCGGTATCTGGAAAACCTTTAGTTGTTGTATCAACCGCTGTTAAGTTTGTTATCTGATCACTTCCTACATTTGTTCTTGTACCGCCTCCTACTAAATAGGTTACAGTTAGTGTTGTGTTTGATGGTGCTATTCCATAGGCTTTTGTTATGCCTGGTGAGTTAGGATCAATAGATTGATCTATGTCAATTTTACCGGTTGGTAAATTTAATCCAATGTTTTCTGGTGTTGGTAATAAATCTTCATCAGCCGATGTACTTATTCCACTACCAAATTGTATCTCAATACCATCGTCAAGTATGCGTGTGACGAAACGTCTTGGTGTCTTTTTGAGTTTTAGTAGGTATGGAATCTCGTCGCTGTATACTGCAGCGTCTGGATCATTTAGGGCTGTGTTTGTTATTTGCTCAAACACTGTATCTTGTGCTAAGTAGGGAACTTCAGTCCAAATGTTTCCGTCCGAATCTACTATGGAATCGATTCCAATATAATTAGGTGTGTTTACATCGTTGAAAGGAATCTTAAACTTGTAAAACTTCTGAACACCTACTACCTCTTCTTCTTGCGTTAGTAGTGTAGCAGAAACTGCTTTAGCAGATTTTTTAGCTAAATAGTATTCAGGATTTCCTGTTGCATCAATACTATATACAGTGTACTCTATGGGGTCGTCTGCTGTGTTTATTGAGAAGTCAACAGCTTCTTGTATATAAAAATCTACGACATCACTTTCGTTTGCACTGTACTCATTATCTCCAATTAATCGAGTTAAGGCAGCTTGTGCTTGCATTCCAGGTTGGATCTTTAGAGCATATCGTGTATCAGGTTTTGCATTTTCTCCAGTTCCCGTTGCAGGCATTAATTGGAAAATATCCAAATCCACACTCGACGGAACACTCACTTTAGGCTTATATCCCATTGCAGCTGCGATTGCTAACACATTCCTACGCTCTGTGGCTTGTAGTAATTGAGATTCTTTAAACTGTGAATCAATGTAATAGTTTAATGTATCGCCTACATATGCCATTAACTCTACAAACATCATTCCAGGTGACGCTTCGTTAAAGTCGTTATAGGTGTTTGGGTAGTAGTTTTTAACAAACTCAACTAAACCCTGCTTGATAGTATCAAAGTCTCTTCCTAAGTATTCTATTTTTTTTGATGTATCAGTTTGAGGCATATTAATAAGTTGTTTGTTCTGGGTTGTCTGCGTTTACTGTAACATCTATTTGTCTTGTATCAAATTCGTTTCCAATTAAATTTATGCTTAATTGAATTCCTACTTGGTTTGGATTGGTATCCGAACTGCCTATTATGAGTTTTGAGATATTAATATAAGGTAGCTGGTGTTTAAAGCTCTCTCTAATCTGCTCCTCCATAACTTCTACAAAATCATCGGTAGCGTTATCGAATAATACACCTCTAAGGTTGCATCCAAAGGTAGGCCGCATAGGTCTTTCGCCATGATTTGTTAGAAGTAAGTTTTTGGCGTTAGCTACTGCTGCGTCTATGCTGGTGTATGTTGAGGTAAACGTAGATCCAGCGTATGAGCCTATAGGAAGCGATAATCCTATTGCTACATCGGTTTCAAAATCTAATGCTGGTTTGTTTATCTCAATTGCCATTATCCTCTATTATATTTTTTATCATGTATTGCTTCTGCTGACTTCATTATTTGTGAGTAATCTTTTACAAAAGCATCTGTTCCAGATGGTGGCATGGCTGTTTGTTGGCTTGCCATATGTCCAAATCCTTGAGCTTGATCAGCTGTGAATTGTGGTGCCATATCTGGATATGCACCGTCATCACCAAGTGGAGCTGCTTGACCACTTCTCATAGCATTTGCAGTTTCCATTAATATTCCATCTAAACTAGCATTTCCAGTCTTGTGAATTGGTTGCTGAGTTACTGGAGCGTGTGTAGTGCTATGTATATCCTTAGCGCGCTCTTTGATTGGTTGTTTGTTTGTTTTTAGTGCTTCTCGTAACTCCTGTCGTATAACCGTTCGCACTTCCTTTCTGATAATCTCCTTTAGGAGTTTTGCAAAATCTACTGCTTTCATAATAATAGTG